CGTGCCCCCGCCACCCAGCGGGTGAGCAGTCGACAACAGCTGCACGCCGTCGCCGCCCGCGTAGTTCGAGTCGAACGCGTAGTTGAGGATGTTCGCGCGGCGCACTTCCTTGGTGTACTGCATCGAGCGCGTCATCGCGCGAGCGATCTTCGAGCCCATCGGCAGGTACAGATTGTCCTCGACCGCTTCTTCCGTGATCGCCACCGCCATCGCGATGGTCGAATGCTGGTAGCGAGCGGTGAACGTCTCGTACATGTCGTCGTACTGCACGACCGCGCCTTCGGCTTTCACCGCGGCGGCGCCCGTGCCAGCCATCATCACGTCCTCTTCGTACGCCTTCTCCGACTGTTCTTCGTCGAAGACGTCCTTCCAAGCCGGCGCCCAGTCGGTGTATTCCAGGCCAACGACCGCATTCAGGCCCTCTTGGAGCTGCTTGCGCTCATCACTGCGAAAAATCGTCATGTGCGCTGCTCCTTAGACGGCCGACAGGCGGTTGCCGAGCGTGGTCGCATCCGGACCGAACTCATGCTCGTTGATTCGCACCAGCGCTTTCGCGTACTGGCCGAAATCGTTCCCCTGGATGGGGTCCAGATCCTCGATGCGGAACTGACCGCTGGTCGTGCCGAGCGTGCTCTGATCGAGCATGTCGCCGGACGTGCCAGTCGCTTGGCTGCCCGTGCCCACCACCAGGTCGGCAAAGTTGCCGATGTCGGTAGCCACCAGCCCCGCAGAGCCGCTGACTTGGCAGCCGAACAGGATGTCCGGGTCGTCGTAGACCTCCGCGCGCGCGATGGTACCGGTGAGGATGGTTTGGCCCGATGCCCAGAAGGGCCGGAACTGGGGCTGGCCAGTTGCATCGACGTAGCTGCACCCCTGGAAGATGCCGGCCAGCTTGTTGCCAGCGGCCGCGACCGTGATGCGCTTGCTCGTGTTGACGTTGATCACCGCGCTGCCGCGGTAGATGTTTGCAGCGAGGGCGCCAACGATCTGATATTCGTTGCTGCGAACCACCCCGCCATTTGCGTGCCGCTTCGGCTTGAAGCCGCTCGGCGCGTTGACGTTTGCCATGTCTGATTACCCCGATGGTTGAAGTTTCAGTCGCTGGCGACGCTGACGGAGCGTTTGCTCCGGCGTGCTTTCATCTTCGCGAACTCGGATGTCGACAGGTTCTTCACATCCACCAACGGCATGTCGGGGTGTGAGACGTCGAGTCTCTGGTTCGGATCGTTGACGGCAGCAGTCGTCGCATCACGGTTGCCTTCATACTCGGCATTCCGCTCCGCCCACATGTCCTCGTCGATCATCATGAGGACCGTGTCGTCATTCCCGATGCATTCGCCATGCCCGTTGATCAGCTGGGTCGGGAGGTGCTCTTCCTCGAACAGCGAGGTGCGAGCGAATTCCCAGCCGGATCGCAAGTGAGCGTTCAGGTTGGCTTGGTCACCGCGGTTGCGGTTGTCTCGGCGTACATACTCCAGATGCTTGCCGGGGAGATCGGGCATCGCGGGAAGGAGCGAGGCTCGCTTCCACCGACGCTTCGCAGGCCGCGCGACTTCCTTGGATGCGGCAGCCTCCTGTTTTCGTGAGCTATGGACGGTGTGCGTCACCGCACTCAACCCGCCATCGGACTTCTTGCGGTTGCGCTCTTTCAGCTGCTTCGCAAATTCGCTGCCCTTCTGCTCGTGTTGGACAGCTGCTTCAACTTTCTTCTTTGCGGTGGTCATCGGCTGGCTCCCGAGAATTCGGCGGCGGTTTCGCGTTTCGACTGAGCGAATGCCCTCAGATCCTTGTCGCTTTCGGGGTTCATCCCGACGGCGCGCATGGTCGCGAAGTCTCGTTCGTTCAGGTGCACCCCACCCTTGCGACGGGTCTGTGCACTGGCATCACCGCGGTCTCGGAAGTTCTGCACGGGGGCGCGGCGCGGCTGACGCACCGGCGCTTCCTCGTCCTCCACATCATCACCGTCATCGTCATCACGGGCGCTGGTCTTGAGCCACGCACCGCCGATATCGAGCTTCGGGAACTTGGCCTTCAGGCGCCGGGCCAGCTCCTCGTAATGCTCCTCGGACGCCGGGTCCGAGTCCTCGTTCTCCACCATCACGGCGTGCAGCGCATTGGCCGCGCCGCGCTCCGCCGCGAACTCGGGATCGTCCCACCAGTCCTGCTGCGCCTTCACGAACTTGAGGCCAGTTGAGGTGGGCTTGCGCGACTGCTGCTGCGCGGGCTGCTCTTCGGTGCGCTCTTCGCGCTCGCGGCGCGCGGTCGCCTGGGTCTGGCCCAGGGCGGCGGCCGTCTTGGCATTCATGAACTCCGCCTCCTTGCGTGCCATGAGCCTAGCCAGCTTGGTGGCCTCGGACGAATTGCCGTCCTCCAGCGCCTTGGTGTGCCGCGCCTCCAGGGCCGACATCTCAGCCTCATGGGCAGCCTCATCGGCGGCCGCGGTCGTGGTGCGCCCGGAGCCGACCGACTTGCGCAGCTCCTCGTTCTCACGCCGCATGCGTTGCAGCTCGGCCTGAGTTTCAGCGGTCTGCTGATCGAACTGCTTGCGCAAGTTGCGCTCGAAGCCGGCCATGCGCTTGCGCATGCTGCGCGACAGCTCCTGGGCATTCGGCGTGCTGCGCTCGGCAGTGCCCTCCGAATCCTCTTTGCCCGGTAGCCGGCGGTCTTCCGCCTCCGCTACACGCTCCACGGCTTTCGCCGCGTCTTTCTGATCTGGGTCCACGACCACACGAGTCTTCGGGTTTGCCGGCACGATGCCTCTCCAGTAGTGACTGGGTACGGGTAACGGCGCCGAATCTACTCACGCGAAAGACGGAAGTCTTTGGCGGTGGTTGTCAAGACTCCAAAGAAAAACGCCCCGACCGTGAGGCCGAGGCGCTGGAATGGATCAAGGAAACTAGCGTGCGCGATCTTACCCTAGATCGAATCCTTGTCGGTCGGGATCAGGTCGACGTAGAAGAACTTGCCGGGCAGCACCTTACCGAAGGCGGCCGGATTCGTCACGGTGAACGACAGAGCGGCGCTCGGGGTCCACTTCGACCATTCCTTGTTGGCGGAGCCTTCCTTGTCGCTGTAGACCGCGCTCGCGGTGACCTCTTCGGCGTTTATCTCGCCGTTCGGGTCCGCGCTTCGCTTCACGGTGTTGATGACCATTTTCAATCGCAGCATGTGAAATACCTCAGTTGGATTGACTCGGGTTCGAAGCGAGCCATGTCCATCTTGGGGATTTCAATGGCGAGGCGATGGTATCAAACCCAGAACTGAATGCGATCCGGCTCGCTCACTTTCAGCATCAGTTCGGTGTCGGTCAACACGATGACCCGGCGCACGCCGGTGCCCACGCGGATCTTGACCTGCTGGCCCGTGTAGCGGCCGAACAGCACGTAGTCACCGGCCTTGATCGAGGCGAACTCTGGATCGTCGTTCATGCGCAAGCCGCTGGCAGACCGACCCTCGCCGAACTGGGCGCCCTTGTGCACCACATGGCCGACCGTGGTCTGTATCTCTTCGACGTTCTTCGTCTCTTGGGAGACGTACAGGCCCATTTTGCCGATGCGATCCTTGGGCATGCGCGGCTCGACGATGAGGAACCAGGTCAGGGCGCGAAATGGCAGGTCGTCGACGGTGAGCGGCCGCGTCTCATCCACAACCGCAACGGGCGCGGCCGCGGGCGCTGCAGCCACACGCGCGCGCACCCGCGCCTTGATGCACTCATCGCACGCGCAGTTCGCATCGTGCGGAGTCAGTTTCTTCGCCAAGCTGGTCTTCGCCATCAATCTCTCCCCATGGTGGTCAGTCAATCACATGTAGAACCGGCGGCGCCTGCCGAATGGGCTGCGGCGCCTTGCTACAGGCCCGGCATCGGTCGTGGTCCATAAAGGTCCACCCGATTGAGCGCAGCGCCTGCAGGAACAGCCCGAGGTTCAGGCCATACGCCTCGGTCAGCCTCGGCGCCCACCCGTGGCACGCATCGCACTTCACGCGCCAACCATCTGCACCGTTCGCCTTCACTCCGCGTCGCCCTTCATCTTCAGCAGCTCATCAAGCTTGGCCGATACGGCATCGAGCGACTTCACGCGACCTACGGTCTTCATGTAGTCGTCACGGTCTTGGCCCTTGTTGTACGACTCCATGAGCATGGTGCGCTCAGCAGCGATGAATCTGCGCAGCATGCGCAAGGCGTCTGGGCCGTCCATCACTCCACCCGCACATTGAGCCTGGCGTAGACCCGATACTCCAAGCGATTGGCTTCGAAGTTCTGCTGGACCTCGACGCACGGTGCGCGACGGATCGTGATGCGCAGCGGATCGTGGCTGGCAATCCACATGCGACAGCGCAGCAGTGCTGCATTTGCTGCCTCGCGAGTCAGGTGGTATTCGACCCATCGCTCACCGGTCCAGCGCGCTGGCGTCTCCGGCCAGCAGATGATTCTCGGCGCTATGTCGGTGCCAACGAATGCGGCAGGCGTTACGGCGTCCATCAGTTTCTCCGTGGTGGTGGAGTCGACTACTCTTCGCTACCGCTCATCAGCACGGCTTCCCCATGAGATGACCACCGGCCTTGCACGCATGCTCGCCGTTGCCGATGGTGTTTTTGTGCGCCTGCGTGCCGCCCTTCGAACTGCCCGAGCCCTGCACGTTCTGCGCAGGCGTGCTGCCCGAGGGCTGCTCGCGCCGCGCCTTCTTAGGGTTCATGCCGCCCTTCATCTGCTTACCCGTACCGCTGCGATTCATCATGACGATTCTCCTAAGTTGATCAACCAATGCACTGCACGTTCTTCGGTGGCACGTAATACAGCCGCTCCTCGAAGCGCACCTCCATCAAGCCCTTCTTCGTGAGTCGCTGAAACTGTACGCGCTGTCCGATGATGTGCTTCACGTCACCATCCATCATGAGATCGCCTCGCCCGTTCACATGAACCTCGGCTCCAGGTGTGAGGGCCTTTACTTCCTCATGGTTCATGGCTTCACCTCAACCATCGAATTGGCCATTGCCCTGGCACATAGATCAGCAATCTTGTCGTAGCGAGGATCGCCGGCGCGTATCTCGACCACTTCGCCGTTCTCTTCGACCCAAGCACGACCAGTGCCGACCGTTTCGTGTGTGTAGTTGCTCATACGCCATGCCGGATCGCGGCCGCAGTGGCGCGCGCCAGCAGCGCCAGATTATCGAACGCTGCAGCTTCAGCGCGCGTGCACGGCGTTGCGCCATCGCGCTCAAGACCTGAGATGAACACCATGCCCTCGGCAAGCATGTTGTTTCCAAAGTCGCGAGTCGCGCGGCGCAATCCGACAGAAGTCAGGTCGCCCGTGTACAACCGAACCATCCTGCCGTTGCCATCAACCGCGTTTGCCAGATTGACCATCGCCTGCTCTAAATCGGTCATCACTCACCTCGGTTGATCTGGCTGCGCCGCATCTGGGCCCGTTCATCGCCCGACGCATAGTAATACCGGATCAGATTCAGCACAGCCCCTAGGCTGGACTTCTGCTCGGCCGCAGCTGCGGCAAACTTTCGGGGGGATATGTCCCGGGTGCCGGCCTTCGCGTGCTTGCGCAGGAACTGCTTAGCCTTTCGCACCTTGGGGGCGGGCACGCTCATTTGCGCTTACGCCTGAGCCTATCGGCAATGAGATTCACCCCGGCGTGGAGCATGACGAGAGCCTGTTGATCAGTGCGCGGGCCATCGCCCCACGAAAACAGGTGGAACTCGTCCGCTTCCATCGTCATTGCCGCGCACTCGACCGGCCCGTATTCGCCTTTCTCGATCCGATCGGCCAGATCACGCAACTGGCCAGGCACGTCACGCAGGGATGTTTCCTGCAGCGTTACTACCTTCAGGTCCGGCCTACTCACAGCGGCACCTTGCGCCCGTAGATGCTGTGGTTGCCGGCCAGCAGTTCGTTGATGCGCTCTCGAAACTCGCTGATCCGCTTGTCATTCAGCCCGCGCACGTTGGTGCGCACCCAGCGCGATGACTTCGGACCTGGCTCAGGCCCGAGACCCAGCGCATTCACCGGCCGGCGCTTGGACTTCATTTCTTGGTCCCACTTTTAGCCGATTTCCTCTTGCGCGGCTTTGCCGCATCTATCGCTACGTTCGCAACCCGAATCAACATATCCATGTTCGCCATTAAGAAATCCGATGTCTTAGCGGAATCCAATTTGCCATTGTTGAACATCTTCTTGAGATTGGATAATGAGTTTTGCTGTATCTCGTTACAGATCGCCTCCTGCACCGCATCCGGCAGCATGGCTAACTTGCCCACCTGCCTACCTACCTGCGCTGGGTTCATTTCCTGGCTCCCGACTTCTTGGCGGCCTGCTTCTTGGCCCGCACCTGCTCCTTGGCCTGCTGCACCTTGAGCTTACCCGTCTCGGCCGTCTGCTTCAGGGACTGCTTGTGCGCCTTCCCGCCGCGTTCCAGCTCCGCCTCATGGGATTCGCCGCCGCGCTCCAGTTCGGCCTGGTGATCCTCGTCCCCGTGGCGCTGCTGCTGCTGGTGCTCCTCATCGCCTTGCTCCATGAGCTTGCGATGGTCCTCGTCCGCATGGCGCAGATCCTGCTTCGTGACCTTCTCCTTGTGCTCAAGATCCTGGTGCAGCGCTCGGTCCTTGTGCTCCAGCTGCTGCTCATGGCCCGCGTCCGCGTGCTGCAGCTTCTGTCCGGTCGTGGCCTCGGTGTGCTTGAGCTTCTGACCGGTGAGCCGGTCTGCGCTCGACAGCTTTTGATTCGTTGCAGCATCGCCGTGCTGCAGCTTCTGCCGGGTGAGCGCTTCCTGTGTGCGCTGCTGTAGCTTTGCCTTCGCGCCCTCGCGCACCAACTGCGTGCCGGTGGCCACGTTCTTGCGCTGCTCCTCGCCTTCGAGTTGCTGGCGCTTGATCGACTCTTCCAGCGCCGCCTTGCGCTCGGTGCGCCGCTGCTCGTTCTCGAACGCAATCTCCTTGCGCCGCTCCTCGGCCGTGAACGCCTTGGTGTCGCGCACCACGCTCGCCTCGGACTCCTGCGCCTTGGCCTCAATGGCGGCCTGCGTCTTGGCCTTGAGGGCAGCGGCTTCGTCCTGGGGACTGACGCCACCCTGCGGCGCGGCCGCGGGTGGGGGAGGCGGCGGCAGGCGCTGGACCACGACCTGCGTCACCTTCTGCTCAATCTCAGGCGGCAGTTCGGTCGGCACGCCGCCCTGTTCGAGCGGGGGCAGCGGGATGCCTGCCTGGCCCATGATCATGCGGCGGTATTCCAGCCCCATGTGGTCGGCGATGTGCGTGTCGAGCGCGGTCATCACCATCTGCTGCCGCTCGGGCAGCATGGCCAGGAACGCAGGCGAGCCGAGCAGGATGGCGCGCTGGTTGTTGTGGATCGCGATGTGGCCGGCCTGGTCCTGCGTCTCGAACGCCTTCACGCCAGCACCGAGCAGGATCATTTGGAACTCGGCAATCGGGTCCAGGTACTTGGGCGTCTCGACGCTCGGACCGACTGCATCGATGTCCGGCACGCGCATAGCCTGCATCATTCGCCGATGCGCCTCGACGCGCTGCTGCGGCTTGTACAGGTCGGGCGCCTGCGCCTGCAGCTCAAGGGTGCCTTGGCACAGCGCAATGCGTTGGGTCTGCGACCAGATGTTCGGATCCGACACCGGCACCACGTCGATACGGCCGTCGAAGTCCGACTTGAACAGCTGCTGCTCTTTCTCGCCCACCTCGTAGGGGTATTGGTCGGGCATGAACAAGTACATGAGCCGCGCCCACATCTTGAACTCTTTGCCCATCGAGACGTGCAGGCGCTTGTGGATCGCGGTCGGCACCACGGCCGACTGCTCGATGAGCGCAATCGTTGTGCCCACTGGCCCGCGGTTATCGCCATCGCCCACCGAGACGTCGGTGATCGAGCAGAAGCGCTGCCCCATCTGCAGCAGCTGCTCCATCAGGTTCGCGAGCGCAGGTGAGGGCGGCTTGAAGTCGGGCGACCATAGAGCTTTCTGCAATTCATCGAACGCGCCCTCGATGACCTTCCACTTGCCATGCTCCAGCTCAATCTCACCGCTCATGCCAGCGGCCTTGCCTTCTTTGGTCACGAAGCCGCCTTGGAAATTGGCCGCAAAGCCAGAGTCGAGCAGCGCGTTCGCCGAATCGTTGATGGCCTTCTGCAGCGACCCGATCAGGTGCGGGTAGCCCCAACCATAGAAGCCCAGGCCCGGGAAGAACTTGTGATGCGCGAACCAGATGATCTTCTTGTGCTGCTTGTCGTCCTCGGCCCAGTTGCGCCGGATCATCAGGATTTCTTGATTGGTCTTCTCAACCAGCACGATATACGGCAGCAAGCCCCACGACTCGTTGATGCCCCTGGGTGCTCCGTCTTCATCCACCTCCAACTCAAGCTGGATGTGGTACTCGACGATGTCGTAGAGCGCATCGTCATCGTGCTGGCTAAAGGTGCGCATGTCCGAGATGTCGGACGTCTTCGAATGCTTCGACTCGCCATCCGCCGGGCGTTGCAGTGGCACATCGGCAAACATGCCCTTCTCCATGGCGCGGCGCACGTCCTGGCCGCTCATGGTGTACCTGTCCGCGTAGCGTGGCGCGTCTTCAAGCGACTTGGCGGCGTAGGGCACGATGAAGTTCGTGGCCTTCACGTAGCGCAGCTCGGGCAGCCCGGTGACCCAGTTCTGGGAGGCTTTGCGGAAGGCGGAGCCGGCGAGCGGCAGGTAGAGCAGCATCTGGTCGGTGTCGGGGAAGTAGCCCTCATCGACTTGGGTGAAGTAGTAGTTGCCGAAGGTCTCGACCCGGTCGGCCTGCTCCATGCGCTCCTTGGTTTTCTTGCCGATGACCGTGCACTTGACGGGGCCGGTGGCCGGGAACAGCTCGGCGATCGCGCGGCCTTCGAAGGTGATCGATGCTTCCAGCATCATCGGCAGCTTGACCTGCGCCTGGCCCGGGGAGTTCACGTAGCCGGCGGATTCGTCATCGTTCGGGATGTCCTCCACCCCCATGAGCGCCAGACCGCGCCGCTCGCGCTCCTCCCAGTCCTTGCGGCTGTCCTTGTCGAGCTCCAGGTATTCGAGCAGCCGCGTGGCCAGCGAACGTCGCTCATTGGCGTCCATCAGCTCGGCCAGGTTCTCGTCGTGCTCACCCTTCTTAGGGATGCGCGGGCCGATGGGCCCCTGCTCATCCTCGACGGTTGCCCCGCCAGGACCGCGGATGATGCGTGCACCGTCGTAGACCGATACACCGTGATTACCGGCCAGAGCCGAAACAGGATTTGCAGCCAAGGCACGCCCCCTCCCAGAAGACGCGCCGACTGTACATCAATGACTTACGGGTGGCGAGGAGGCGCTACCTGAACAAAATCAAGGGACGACCGCCAGTGGCTTCCATACCCGACTTCCGAGTCCTGGCGGACGTGGGCTGTATCTTACTTGTCGTAAGCCTATTTCACGACCCTTACCATGCCGCGCTGCTGCCGCGCCAGGCGGGCGGACTTCTCCCACTCCGCGCTGCGCTCTTTCTCCACCTTCAGCTGGTCGGCCAGCACCCGGTTCTGCTGCTCAAGGCTTGCCACGTACCGGTCGTGGTCGGCCGCCAGCACCACGAGCTTCCTGCCATAGGTGAAGTCCGGGCTCTCGATCCAGAAGCGCTCGATATTCACTCGGTCACCGTCGGCACGTCGCGCCATTCGTAGGTAGTGCCCAGCAGCACCGGTTTGGGGCTGATCACACTGGCGGCCAGCCAGCGATGAACACACCATTGCTGCTGGAGAACCAGCACCAGCTTCGTGACGAAAAATCCTGCCGAGTTCTCGTACTGAACGGGGCGCTCCAGCCACCGTACTGGCGCCAAGTACTCCTCGGTCGTGTACTCGCCGAATTCAGTCGTCATGTGATCACCAATTCCCACTTTGTCAGAAGTGCCCGCCGGGCCGATGGTCATAAATTCCCACTCGCCCCTGTTTTTGACGCTCGATTGCGCGCCGCGACCCTCCCGAGCTGGTTTCTGTGGTATCGGCGCCGTTTCGGGAGGGAATCCACCGGCACCGGTGGGGCATCCACCCGGTGACCCATGCGCAGCATCACGAACTTGGCGGCGTTCAGGTCCAGCAGCGTGGCACGGTTCTGGCCATTGAGCTTCGCGCGCAGAGTGCCGTAGGGCGTGCCCATCAGGAAGGCGAACGAGTGCACTGGCAGCTGCGACTGATCAATGAGCGTCTTAAGCTCTTGAATCTGAATGAAGTTACTCTCAGGTCGCTTTGGCATGGTGCGCCTTACTTATCGTGGAGCGGCTGTTCGCGGATCTGTAGCTCGCTAATCCAGCGTTCCAAGTACCAGCGCAGGCGGGCACGGTTGATGCGGCTCCCAAGCAGGTTACTGCTGACAATGAATGCGTCCAGGCACTCGGACCACTCCTCTGCGTGCCGGCACTCGAACTCTTGGGGCTCGGGGGCGCCTTCGGCGCTCTCTGCGGCTGCCGCCGGAGCTTGCGGAGCTGCCGCTGCGCGGGGCGGAACACCAGAGGCAGGCGCCGCGCCAAGCGCCACCAAGGCATCAATAACCTGCTGCCCATAGGGCGTCTGCTCCCCATCAGAGAACTGCACGCATACCTGCACTGCGTTGTGGTGCTCGCCCACCTTCAGACCGCGCCAGTACTTCCTCTCATCCCGGCTGACGGTTATCCCATCCCCGTCCTCCAAGGTGATCTCAGGCAGCAGCGGCGCAGCGCTGGGCGCAGGTGCCAGATACAGCGGCGTCCAGCCGTGTGGCTCGGTTTCCGGCACGATAGGTCCATCCCAGAAGCGTGTCGCCCCGGTGGCCGAATACTTCCGCCACGCTACCGGCTTCGCATCCTGCGACGCGCCGGCTGGCGGGCGCTGCTTGTACAGCGGTGTCCAACGCTTCAGCCCAGGAGGATCGCCCAAGAACGGGGCAAGCGGTGGCGGCGCCTTCTCGCCAGCAATAACCATTGTCGTACCTTCCACGATCCAAGCTGCCGGTGGCCAGTAGTCCTCTGGGCGTACCGATGCGATGGCCTTCGCTATCGAGGTAAAGCCGTCGTTCGGCGCAGGCGTGGGCGCCAACACTTCCGCAGCCCGATCACCAGCAAGAAAGATATCGACGATCCTGAGAATGTCGATCGCGCCTTTGACTGGCTGAGCACCACCTATCGCAGCCGCCATCAGCCCCAGCAGCGAGCGATCATCCAGCCGCACCGGCGGCATGGGAATGGGAATCAGAGGTGGCTCCGGCAGCAGCTGAAATGCACCGCCGAGCTTACACCGGTGTGTCGGAACCCCATCGGGCGGCACGTCCTGCCAGCAGATGCTGCACTTGAAATTATGGCTCATACGCCACCCCGGCTCAGGAAGAGCGCCGCCATCGCGCCCGTAGCTCCACAGGCAGCGAGGAAGCTCAAGATGAAGATCCCCATGACCCACTCGGGAACCGACCACACTGTCATGCGCCGCATGCACAGAGCGCACGCCAGGACACTGACAGAGGCAAGACAAAACACGATCATCGCAATTCTCATGGTGGTGGTCTCACAGAGGTTTGAAGCGGTTCTCGCCCGCCCTGTCGGCGGCAATCTCATCAGATGATCGGTGGCGCGGCTCATCGCGCGCCTCGTGGGCGTGCTTGTCAGAAACCGAATCCATCGGCTCACCGTTCTTGCGATTGGCCAACCGCCATTCCAGCATCTTGTCGAAACGCGCTTCCGATTCAGCCCGCTCCTGCTCGACCTTAGTCGCGAGCGTGCGGCATTTCTTGGGCGGGCACCGGCTGTCTTCACGCATAGCTACTTGCTCCTGTCTCGGCTGGCTCGCTCTCAGCAGGTCGCCACTTGAATTGCTTCGCTAACCTAGCGGGCGGCTTGTAGTCGTGCGGCCATACAGTCCAGCGACGGCAACCGGGGCAGTACCATTCCAAGCTACGCGGCTGAATCGTGCCGGTCCGCTTCGGCCGCTTGAATTCCCAGCCTTCCACGCCAGTTGTCACGCAGTGGGCCATCACCGACTTCCTCGTGTCTCGACAGCGGGGCACCTCGACGCCTCGTCCGTATGCAGGTGCGCGTCGTAATGCCCGCCGCAGTTCCTGCAAAAGAACCGATTGACATCGCCGCGCCAGAAGTGACCTGGTGGTACGACTGGCGAGGCGGTGGTGGCGACGCTGGCGGGCGGCTGAGCCGGACCTAGGGGCGAGAATTCTTCAACCGAGTCCTGTAGAAGCTGCGCAAGGGGTCTCAGGTTGTCGTCGATCTCGTCCGGGTAGAAGTAGCGGGCAAGGTCCAGGCACTTCTCATCAAAGCTGTACTGCTTCATGGAGTTGGCTCCTTCGTTAGAGCACTTCGCTTTACGCCCTCGTCGTATCCAAGACCGTAAGCGCGCGATTCGTGGGGCGAGTGCACGGGGTCATACGGGTTCTGGTACTCGCCCATGGGGCGATTCTTCAGGCCCTGGCCCATGCCGCTTTCGTATGCGTCGGTGATGGCCAGAACTTCCACCATCGTGTGAGCTGCCTTCGGCGGTAGAGCTGTGCAGTTCCCAACTGGGTACAGATCGTGCGTGCCATCCGGCAGCCCTGGTGCGTAGAACCCGGAGCCGACGATCTCTCCATTGGAAACCTCAATCCATGCGGTTGGAGCGGACGGGGCGGTCAGCTCCGCCAGCCTCTCCACCAGCGCATCGCGCTCAAGCTGCAACTGCAGGTATGCGAGGCGGTCTCTTTCGGCCCACGCAGGAGGATTTGCGCGAGAATCAAGCAGGGCCTGCTCCAGCTCCGCGATGCGCGCGGCCTGGGATTCGAGCATCGCGACTTTCGTTCCTGCCAATGTCTCAAGCCAAGCGATGCGAGCGATTAGAACCTCTATGTCCTGTCGGCTCAATTCTTTGCCAACGCCGAACAGCGCGATGACATAGTCGGCGCCGACTAGGGTTTCTGCGGGGAGGTGGTCGGTCACAGGTGTTGCTCCATACGAACCGCTTGCTCTTGGCTAAATGAGTAATTTCTGCCGTTGATGGTTTTTGACCAGCGCCAGATGAAATCAGGATGTCCGCTAGAAAACTCCCATCCGGCCAATCGAAGAAACTTCCGCTCGGCGTTATCAAGATCGTCCCTGGCCCTCTCTACTTCAGCGGTCGCCTGCGTAAGCTGCTCTTCTTTGGTCGTCATGGCAGCACCTTGTTGAGCCAGTCGCGAAACTGCCTCGCCTCATCCACGTTCATGCTTGGCTCGTCGCCGATATACAGGCGACGACGATCACTGCTGATGAAGCACTTAGAGTCGCCGGCAACCGCTCCTTCACAGTAGTCGCCCTTGAACAGATCTTCTTTGGGGAGGTTGTCATTCACCGTCGTCATCCTCGTAATACGGGCCACCATCATTAAAGTCATCCTCGGCGCAGTACGGACATTCGCAGCCCCGACAGAACTCAACTTTCTTGTGCTTTGAGCACTGACGCATCCACTCGATGTCCCAGCCGCCGCAGTCCGCGCACATCGGGTCTTTGGTGATAGCGCTCATACTCGGTTGTTCCATTTGCGTGCGGCCCATTGCCGTTCTGCTTCCAGAGTTTCGCCGTTGCCGTCTGTGAACTCGCACGAGAGACCGCAACCAGTGCACACGATGTAATGGCAGTCGTGCTTCTCTTCGCCAACATCCTTGCACCACGACGCCACACCAGAACAGAACGGGCAAGGCTTTAGCCGCTCTTCCGAGGCTTGCTCGCTCATAGCGCCTCCAGCTTGGCCAGAACTGCATATGCCTTAGCCTGCTGATCTTGGCTCAGCAGCAGGTAGTCGGTCTGGACGATCTTCGCGCACTCGATGAGGGCGGCAACTTGATCAGGGTGCAGGGACACGTTGCTTTCAACCACGCGCGCAACTTCTACGCGCTTGCGCAGGCGGGTGAGCAGATGATCCGAGGGGAGATGCTCCGGTGCAGGATGAATAGGGCACGGCTCGCTGGGAATCGTGCCGGCTTCATCCGTGTGTTCGCACTTGCAGTAATTGATCGTCATCGCTGCAATGCCTCTCGTGCGCGGCGAATGCACTCTGCTCGTGGCACGCACAGCACGCTCTCCACCCATGCGCGGCCAACACCACTTGAGGTCACTTTGCCGTCCCACGCCTGTGCGTACTCGCGCCAGATACGCGCTTGAAATAGCTGGTGCGTGGTGACTGCCTTCTCAGAAGGACGAACGTCGCTCATAGATACCTCAGCGCGATTCCGTTGATCAGGACATGTAGGACGTTGTCCGCGATGATCAACAGCCAAACGGTGAGCCACGCGGGGCGGTCGGCCGGGTAGCCGGTAGCCGAGCACTCAGCCCAGGGCTTGTTCGGCCCTAGCCAGTTCTTAGCCCACACGACGTACCTCGCCAAGCGATAGCGGTCGATCACGAAATGCGTGCCCATGATCACTGCCAGGGCCGCTGGGGAGCGCGTCAGGAACAGGAAGGGCAGTGTGTACGTGAAGGCGTGCGCAGCCGCAGCGGCGTTCTGCTTCGTCTTCTCGGTCGCCATCCAGTCCGATTGCAGGATGTAGTCGCCGACGGCATGCGCTACGAGTTGGTCTGCTGTGATCATGGTTCACTCGAATGTGTGCAGCGCGAAGTAACCGAACTCCATGCCGCATTTGGCGCAGGTCGCGCCGCCTTCATATCCGCCATAGGCCGTCTCGCGCTCATAGCCTGGGCCGGTCCAGTCATGCTCGCCTTCGTTGCACGTCGTCTTGAGGACGTGGATTACGACGCCCTCTTCGGGTGTCCGTAACTCGTTCATTTACCACGCTCCCTCAATAGCCGCTCGTTCTGCGCGCGAAGCTGGGCGATCAAGATCATCTGCTGCGCATTTCTTTCAGTCAGGTCTTTCACGATCTCTCTCAGCCTGGCGTCCACTCGCTTCACGATTCCAACTGCAGCTTTGTCGAACTCGGCAATCAGTTCATCATCCGTCATGAGTCGCTTCATAATGAACTCCCAGATCGGTTGGCGGGTATTCTCTTGAATTCACAGCGGGTCAGGCTTCGATCTCCGCGACCAGATCACGCGCCCGCTGTACCGGGCAGCCGGCTTCGCCACAGTTATGATTCAGGTGCTGCGTGTCCTCAGCGATGTCGCAGAGGGCGAGATACAGCTTCTCTGCCCGCTCCTGCGCTCGTTCCGTAACTTTGGCGCGCTTTAGATATTCGGATTCGTAGCTCATGGATCGGTTCCTGTTTACTGTTGGCGAAAGCGCCGTGATGAAGTCCGTAACAATTGCTGTTGGCGTGTTCATTTAGACTCTCTGGCTATCCGTGAGCGAGTCGCAGCAGCACGTCCCGGAACTCCGGTGGCGTTGCGTTGCGAATCGCTGTCTTGTTTTTGCCGCCGATCATCGACAGCATCCCGATGCGACGAGCCTTCTCGTATCCATGCTTTGCAAGCGCCACGGGATGCAGCCGCTGCTCGCCGATAGTCCAGTTCAATTCCGGCAGTTCAACCTTGCAGGCGTATAGCCACGTCGGCTTGCGGGACATGTGGCCGTAGTGGCCCTGCTCGACGTAGCACGAGCTGCCGCCGTATCCATCAGCCGCAGTCCAGCCAGCACCGCGGATCGGCTTCGCCAGCCCGAAGTAATCCCATGCCTGGCTGTCGGCGGGATGCTCAAGCACGCCGCCGTAATTGCGCACCGAAGTGAGCGCCGCAGCGAAGCAGCCGCCGTCCTCGCCCAGCCGATACTGGTGCGGCTTGCGGGTGCTGCCGTGCCAAAAGCGGCCCCAGCGCTGGCAGGGCGGGTGCGCCACCACAGGGTGCGGGCCGGTGTAACGGCGCGCGTCGCGCTGCTCGTCCCACATGTCCACGTTGTCGAGTCCCGAGTACACGCCATTGGTCTCCACGAAAAGGGCTGCAATCACAGTCACTGACCTATCGTTCGGTTGCCGCAGCGCGTTCGCGGCGCTTGATGGCACGGCGGTAATCCCGTTCCGCTTTCTCGGCTTTAGCTTTCGTGCTGTGAGTCGAGACAAGGCGGCGGTTAATCATCGCCCGCCAGTAGCCCGCAATCTTCTGTGCCATGACGCTCGTTCTCCTGTTCAGTGACTGACGGGGCAATAATCGCCGCGCACGCAATCCCCGGCGACTGCCGAACGGATCGATCCGCAGGGGCACAGCAGCCCCTTACTCGCGAGCCACATAGCGTGAGCATCACAA